ATCTGGAACAACATTCTCAAATTTAGGATCGGGAGGGTCTACGTATGACGGGGATCTCGTCAACGGTGCCGCATACAGTAGTTCATTTGGCGGTATTATAACCTGTGATGGCACTGACGACATGATATCAATAGACAACAATTTTACACAACCAAGGGCAGGCGGGACCTGTATGATATGGTTGAGAACACACCAGGCAGAGAGCAGGCCCTTCACCAGTTTCACCGCTGGAGCGTACCAAGGGTTTGTTAACTTCGGTGGCACGGACGGCGTGGACAGGGCAGAGACCATAACCAACTGCAACAACTGGTTCGCCGTTAACGGCGCCAACACCTTTGGGGCATACACAAATGTGTGGACATGCCTAATAGGAAGAACCGCAAGTAACCTAGTCACGTGGTTTGAACGAGGTATCAACCAGGACACGGGCAGTTATGGCAACATAGATTGTTCGAGTGGTGCGGCCAGCCAGATGGAAAACGATTTCAACTTCAGGCACTTCGGCGAGAACACCACGTATGACAGCCACTGGGATGGTGACTATGGCGTGATAGCCTTGTGGGACACCAACCTAACAGATCACCAGTGCCTACAGGCGTTTGGAGTATACAGGCATCGTTATGGAGTTTAAGCAACCACTTGCAAGATTAGAATGGTTCTGGAAGAAGAAACTGAGATTCTGGCTGACAGGCTTCGAGTGCAAGATCTGTATGCTTTATAGGATATATGTCTTGTATGGTGTGATAGCCGTGCTTATACTATTAAATCTAATATAGTCTGCAACTTACCTTTTATACTATTAAATCTAACTAATAAATATTAGCATGGCTACGAGGAAACTAAAATTCAAACACATAGCGGAAAGTGCCACTGTACACGTTGGCGATACCGGCGAATTAATATTAGACACCACTAACAAAACATTAAAAATATCAGACGGTTCAACTTCCGGTGGAGTACAATTATCTGATAGTGTCACAAGTTCTGAACAAACCATAGAGTTTGGTGCAACAAGCACTGGTGCCGCAACTGTCTTGACAGTACCTACTGGAGATTCGGAAATTATCTTGACTTCACGTAGAGGATCTCCACAAACTGGTTTATATGTAAAATTACCTGCACCGAATACTGAAAGACAAATAGTAACAATTACATATGAGCATCTTGAGGCCGGAACGGTAGCACATCAAGTCGTTGTTTTAGATGAAAATGGAACAAGTCTAGGCGGTGCTCTTGGGCCTGCAAATAGACCGGATTCCATGGTTCTTATTGCTATAAGGGGCAAGTTTCTTGTACTTGCACAACACTCTTAAACTATCAAATCTAGTATAGTTTGTAACTTACCTTTTATACTTTTATTATTCAGTGTATTTTTTAGACCCATGTGTAGGTTCTTGGGCCAACATTCAAACGCAGTCCAGCAGTATCCTGAATGTTCTTCATTTAACTTGGGTATGAATTCTGCGTCAATGGCCACGAGATATGTATGGAAGAAGAACTTCTGATCGTTTGACGTGAACATCTCCAGTGGTATAACTTTCTTGAACTTGGGTAAACCGCCCGTCTCTTCCTCGATCTCACGCTTCAGTCCCTCGAAAGCACTCTCCGTGAATTTGCTTTTACCACCAACCAATCCCCACATGCCTTGTGTCTTCTTGTCAGTCCTCTGTAGGAACAGGAAACGTTTGGTGCTGGTGGCGTAGAACAGGGCACCTGAACAGACTATGTTTTCTTTCATGATTTATTATAACAGTTTAGTAGAAAATTATCAAGGGGTTGTGGCATCTATGCTAGGATCATAACTGGAAGAACCACCGTCTAACACAATGGTCCAGTTGCCTTGTGTGTACACACCTTCGTATGATTTCACCCACTCCGTGCCATTGAACCTGTACTGTATTCCTGTGTTCAGATTGGTAACATAGTGTTGCGTGGAGTCTGGATCGGAGGCATCAAATGCCACGTTCCATTTACTCGTTGAACTGTTGTATTCAATTATGTCTCCCACACTGGCCACCAAAGCACCCCAAGTCTGACTTTGGAAACTTGCTGTGCTATCTCCCACATCATTTATTACCAAATATCTGTCACCGTTTGAGGGCGTACCTGGATCAAAAGTTGCTGGATTTATAATTTTCTTCACTGCTGTCAAAGTATTACTAGGTATTGTGTCATTATCGATAGTGTAAAGTAATATCGTGTCATCTAAAGAAGTTGTTGCGATTGTTCCCACTACTTCGTTGCCGTTGGGTTGTTTCAGCCTTATCTGTGATGTTCCGTTAGTGACTTTGCCGTACTGATCTAACAGGACTTTCCAGTTCACGGCAGGTCCGAATGCCTCAAAAGGATCTGCCAAACTAGGATCATTTGCTCCAGTGTAATAACCGTCCCCGCCTGATTTCACATTGACCCCTGTTGTACCTAATAATCTCAATTGATTGCCTGTTACTAACAAACCAAAATTGTTTGGTGTGATGTAACTTCGTGATAAAAGATCTCCGTCTATCAAACCTTTCGTGATTCCGCCGTCGTCGTCGTAGATGCTCATTATAATTTTTTGTACAACACCTAATTTCTTGACCTTGACAGGCGGTGATAGCCATATTGGCATACTAAATGTCATTGTTGCCACGTCAATTTCACTTTCTGCACCTACTGGAATAGTTCTAGAGCTAAAACTAATGTCTCTTAATTCTACATAACTCAATGATGTCCAATCGATATAGTTGCTCGATTTCTGTATTTCAAAATCTGGATTGAACAAATACAAAATCTGCTCAAGTATTTGTAATTTTTGATCTGTGTTTGAAGAGAAAATATCTGCCGTGACTTCTAATCTAAAAGGTGAGGGCATCACTTTTTCAACTGTGTAACCAGCACCCAATTGATTTGTGTAGTTTCCGTCAGAACCCACATCTCTTTCTTTGAGATGTTGTTTTTCAATGTGATAAGGGTTCTGCATTCTTTCCCTATCATAGTTCAATTCTCTCACGTAACAAGCGATCTTGGGAGCATAGTTCAATGCGTTCTCACTGTTGTTCCTTATGATGTTTGCTACCTGCCTAGTTGGATCTCCGTACACAACAGGCACCGCCCTTAGGTTTATCGAGCCATCACTGCCCTTACCTGTTTCCACAGAGAAGTTACTCAATATTCTAATAAATTGAGTGAGGAATTTCCTAACCTGTCCTTCGTAAAAATGTAGCATTAATTGTCAGCCTTTGGTTTCAAAGCATCTGTAAGTGATTGCCTTTGTTTTGTAGTTAATCCATTTATTGTGTCTTCGTTGGTGTTATTGACAAAACCTGTTTTATAATTTGCTCTAGAATCATTATTGGTCATGTTTATCCTCACAGAATCTTCTATCTTGACCCATCTGTTTCCGTCATAACGGAATAACCTATTAGGCAAGTAATCTGTCCTTAAGAAATAATCTCCCTTGTCAACACCTGATGTTGGAAAAGAAATACCAAAGCCTGCTGGATGTCCGTTTGGTGCGACTCCGTCTCCGTCAAGGTAAAATCCATAGTGTGAAGCGGCTGGAGAATCTATGACAGCATTCACAGTCTGATCACTGCTGGCCCTGTCTTGTTCTGTGTTCACGTTGTCTGTCCTTATGTTACCTCTTTCATCGATTGGTGCAACATAATATTGCTTATAGTTGAAGCCTGCCTTAGGTGCGTCTTGTTCTGCCTGTAGGACCACTTGATCATTGACAGTTTTCTCTCTGTTGTAAGTGCTCATGTAATTGGCAACCGACCCTGTTGTCGTTGCGTCGCCAATAATATCTCTGAACTCCTGTGAATCAACTAGAGTCTTCATTTTCAATCTAAGTAGATGTGGCCACCAAGTTTGCGAAAAACCTTCTGCCGCTCTATTAACGTCTTCTACCACGTAGTATCTTTTCAATGCTATAGGTACTGATTCGTCTAGACTGTAGTCTTCTTTCATGTGTGGGAACTCTATCACATCACCGCTCATTGGTTTCCTACCAATCCTCTCCACGATATCGTTCAAATGCACTGTCAAAAATAGTGTATCGTTCTGTAGGAACATTCCAAACTGTGATAGATTGAAATCGGCATCCTGCACATTGTATATGCCCCTGACCACATACACATCGTCCGCATATCTCCTGTCTCTGTTTTCAAGGAAAAGTAAATCCTGTATGGTCCTTTCGTTTAGGCTGTCGCCTGAGTAGTTCGGAGACGTTGGACTGGCCTCGCCGTCCTTTTGATTTTCTCCCTGATTGTATGGACCAAGATATTTGTGTAGGTGTAAGTCTGTGCCACCCACGGTAAACATCTCTTTGATGTTGCGATCGAAGAACTTGTAGTCATTGCCCTTTTCAGGCTTAAAAATGGATAATCTTGGCATATCATACATATTTATTGCACAGGCAATG